ATATACCATTTACAATAACAGATCCAACTTCTAATAGTGATGGTTCATTTAGTTACACAAGTTCCAATACATCCGTTGCTACAATTGATGGAAACACAATAACTATTGTTGGTGCTGGAATTTCAACCATTACAGCAAATCAAGGAGCAACCACAAATTATCTTTCACGAACACTAACAACCTCATTTACTGTAAATCAAGCAACTCCAACATTAACTAATTTTGCTATTCCAACCAAAACATATGAAAACGGACCATTTACAATAACAGATCCAACTTCAAATAGTAATGGTTCATTTAGTTACACAAGTTCCAATACATCCGTAGCAACAATTGATGGAAACACAATAACTATTGTTGGTGCTGGAAGTTCAACCATTACAGCAACTCAAGGAGCAACCACAAATTATGTTTCAACAACTATAACAACCTCATTTACTGTAAATCAAGCAACTGAAACATTAAGTAATTTTGCTATTCCAAATAAAACATACGGAAACATACCATTTACAATAACAGATCCAACTTCAAATAGTAATGGTTCATTTAGTTACACAAGTTCCAATACATCCGTTGCTACAATTGATGGAAATATACTAACTATTGTTGGTGCAGGAATTTCAACCATTACAGCAAATCAAGCAGGAACCACAAATTATCTTTCACGAACACTAACAACTTCATTTACTGTAAATCAAGCAACTCCAACATTAACTAATTTTGCTATTCCAAATAAAACATATGAAGATATACCATTTACAATAACAGATCCAACTTCAAATAGTGATGGTTCATTTAGTTACACAAGTTCCAATACATCCGTTGCTACAATTTCTGGAAACACAGTTACAATTGTTGGTGCAGGAATTTCAACCATTACAGCAAATCAAGTAGCAACCACAAATTATGTTTCAACAACTATAACAACCTCATTTACTGTAAATCAAGCAACTCCAACATTAACTAATTTTGCTATTCCAAATAAAACATACGGAAACATACCATTTACAATAACAGATCCAACTTCAAATAGTAATGGTTCATTTAGTTACACAAGTTCCAATACATCCGTTGCTACAATTGATGAAAATATATTAACTATTGTTGGTCCTGGAAGTTCAACCATTACAACAAGTCAGTCAGAAACTACAAATTATCTTTCAAGAAGTATAACAACTTCATTTACTGTAAATCAATCAAGTCCAACAAATCCAACTAATATACAAAATAGTAATGAATTAGAATATTTTTTAAATACAGAAGCAACCTATACAAATATAGAAAATAATATAAATGTTCATAATTTGTCACCAATATCAAAAAAAATATTATTTACAAACAATAATAAAAGTATAATTTTGACATTTCAATAAAAATTCATTGTAAATCCGAAAACAACAATTCTGTATCTGGTAATTCTAAAAAATTAACTTTTATGTTTTATCAATTTATATATCATTAAATTTAGTTCAATTATAAAAATATCTTATGTAGTTTAATTTTATAAATAATAATTATAATATTAAATAATTGTTTACATTTTATTTTTATCCAGTCAATGTGTATTGTGAACTGGTAGCTAAATCTTGTTTTTGTTTTGCTGTTTCTTCTTTATCTAAAAACTCCTGATAATTTTTCTCCATTGTCGCTGGATTATTAACACATCCACGTGTAGTCATTTTTAACTGAACAATCGATGTTATTAAAATACCTGTGTATATAAACCACATAGCTTCTCCAACATTGTCGCGTGTAACTACTATGTCAAATAACTGGTTTCTAATGTCTACTGTTTCAGGGGTATCAGTTTGATATTTAGACTTCATTAATGGTTTTAAAATATCCCAATAACTATTAAAATTAGAAGGGACTATTTGGTTTATTAGTATTGAATTATTTCCACATATTTTAATAATAGCATCAGCAGCCTGCTGCATACCTAATTTTTGTTCTTCTGTAGCAGAATTATCTTTATCCATTTTTGTTTGAACATCTTTATCAATTAAAAGTTCTGTTATTACTTTATTTGCGGAACTTGATATATAAAAATACCCAACTACATCGGAGAAAGCACTTTTGAATCCAGGATATATAGTTAGTACTACTATTAGTACACCAAAAATTAAAGCCCATGGAAAGAATGTTAAAAGTCCTGCCGCTCCAATGTTATCAGTAACATTTCCACCACAATTTGATGTTATTAGCGAAGTATTTATTAAAAACTGTAATACGATAACTAATAATACATATATACCTAAATACGTGTAAGTGCTACTCATATAATTTTTATATTTATTATTATCAATAAGAGTATCATATGATAAGGATGGTTTAATTGCTAAGTAATAAAATAATGTCGTACATAAAAATGTTATAATATTTAAATAAGAGGTAGACATATAGATAATATGTATAATTTAATTTATAATTTTAACAATAATTATTATTATGGATTTCGACGACCTTACTAAACCAGTTCTAACAGAGCCAGGTGTAAAATATTTTTTAAACCAAACTTTAAAACAATGTCATATAGTAAGAAATAATTTTCATAATACAATATTTAATATTGGTATGTTTATAGCATTCTTAATTGTTTTAGGATTAATACTTGTATATAAATACAAAGGTAGACTTACAAATGAGGAAAAAGAAAAAAAGGATATTGAAAAACAAAAATATATTTTATCAAAAATAAAACAGTTACAAGAAGCTAAAAAGATAGCACATCAGGAATTAATTACAGGATTACCTACATGGGAAAATGAGTATAACACAATAAATAATAAAACAAATTACTGAAAAAAATAAATAAAATAATAGACTATAATTATATAATATGTCAGACTCAGTATTAGATAACATAAATGAATTTTATAAATTGAAAAATAAATATGAAAATAATATTAAAAAAAATAAAAATAAAATTCTAAACAATCTTACACTCAGTTGGAAAGAGAGACAAAATGAATTCAAAAAACTTAAACCAAAATGTATTAACTGTAAAAGACCAGGAGGTAGTGCCTTTTTAACCAAATTAAATCAAGATACTGGGTTTAGAGAACTTCGCTCATTTTGTATGGCTATAAAACAATGTAACTTAAATATTATAATTCAACTTGGACGTGTGGAAATTTTAACAGATTCAATATTAGAAATTGAAGATAGTATACGTGAAAGTAAAAAAAAAATTATTGATGATAAAAACCAACTGTTATTTAATTATATTAATTCTAATCAAGCTGTTAGTTTTTTTGAGAAAGAAAAAGTTGAAATTAGTGAATGGACTAGTCTTTTAGAATTGTATCTTGAAAATTATATTTTATTAACTGATAATGAAGAAACTAAAATAAAATTAAAGGATTCTATTGAGAGGTCTTATGAGTTCATTCAACAAATAAAAGAAGCTATTCATCAATTTAAAATAACTGATGATACACAATTTGTGAGAGATGCTGTGAATGTTTATATTACAAGTTTAAAGCCTTTATTAGATGAAATACAAAAATTAAAATACAAAGAAAATATGGTTTGGTATAATGACGATAGTGATACATATCATTTAATTCAAAGAAAAAACAATATTACTTCTTTACAGTCGGGCGAAGATGATAATAAAACACTACATTTCAATGTAGGATTTTCTGGATTAGAAAGGGAAAAGGAAGGAGAAAGGGAAAAGGAAAACGTTTTTAGTGAATCTAAAAAATCGCCTCTTTCAAAAGACGATATCATAGGTAAACCAATATTTGAAGAAAATAATATTGTTAAATGGTCTAATAAAGAGTATCAACAAACATGGGATAAATTAAGTCAGAAAATGAAGGAAGCTTTATTAAAAGATAAAGAATGGTTACAGGAATTTATGGATAGTTGTACCAGTTTAAGAATTCTCAAAAAACCATGTGTATTTATAACTCCTAGTAATTTAATATTTCCACCACAAATAATTCATGTAGAGGAAGATGGAACAGAAAAAGAAGAATATGATTTCGGTAATAAGATATATAATGACTTATTTAATAGATTTGATTCCTCGTATCAAAACACTTTATTAAAACTATATTCTACAAAAGATGGTGTTAAAAATTATAAAATGTTAGAAAATACATTAAATAGTTTTTTGGAAAAAGAACTTGATTTTACTAAGGGATATATTTAGAAATTTAGTGTTAAATATTAGTGTTAAATTAAATATAAATTTAATATATATATGATATTTAATTATATTTCATTCCCAGTATTTTTTATAAGTTTCGCAATAGGTATATTTTTTACATATATATTAGGTCCTGAAATGAAAACTATTTATGTTTATCCTAGTCCAGAAAATATAGATAAAGTGCTATTTAAAGACAAAGCTGATAACTGTTTTTATTTCGACCAAGTTGAAGTTAAATGTCCTAGTAATACTTCATTAATTTCCAAGATACCGATACAGTCATAATTTATTTACAATCGAGTAATAAAAATTTCCTAAAAAAAGAAACTACTTTTAATATATATAATATACAATGGCAATAAATCTTGGAAAATTTGTTCATACAGAAACAGGAAAATATATTATGTCTATTTTATTGGGTTTCGGATTAGCTTCTTTATTTAGAACTGTTTGTAAAGGAAAAGATTGTATTATTTTTCATGCCCCTCCTTTAGACCAATTTGAAAATAAAATATATAAAAATGGAGATAAATGTTATAAATTTAATCCAGTTGCGACAAAATGTAGGGTTAATGCGAAAACAATTAATTTTGAATAAGTGTTTGCGTAATTATTATAATCAATCATTCTTTATAATAATTATGAGCGATTCAACAAGTATTTTAGATTTACCTACTGACCCAGTTGGTGGAGGAAATATAGGAGGTGGTGTTTCTTTAAGTGCTAGTGAAAATGTAGTGGTACAAAATTATCAACAATCACAAGGACAAACACCTAATTTTAGTTTAGACCAAACTACAATTAACCAAATAGTTAACAGTTTACAACAAGCATCCGTTACTGGTGCTACTCAATTACCATCAAGAGATATTCCTATGACATCTACAAATATAGTAAATGACCCTCAAGTTCAACCAAATTATGTACCTATGCATGAACGTCATACAGATTATATTAAAAACTACGAAGATACTTCTGACATGGTTGACAGTTACAACAAAAACAATCAATATAATAACTCGATAGATGATGTGTACAATGAAATACAAACACCATTATTAATGGCAGTGCTTTATTTTCTGTTTCAACTACCATTTTTCAAAAAATTTTTATTTGGATACTTTCCAATTCTTTTTTCAAAAGATGGTAATTTAAATTTATATGGATTCGTATTTAATAGTATTTTATTTGGACTATTATTTTATGTATTACATAAATTTACTCAAAATTTCAATAAGTTTTAGTTTTTATCAAAAGGTAGTATACTATCTAATAATTTGAAACAATTTAAAACATATACATTATTCTATTTAATGAGACCATTTATTGGTATTTTACATAATAGTTATATAGATGCTATTAAAATGACATTATTTAATACTTTCAAAACAGGTGACGCAGCAATAGATTCTTTTATAACCGCATTATTAATCGCTTTAATTAGTTATATTGTAAATTATTTTCACCAAGAGAATAATAAAAATAATAATTTTTTTAAATTATTTAAACAATTTTTGTCTTTTGTATGTTATAAAAAAAATGTTATCATAATAGAAGGCAAAAAATGCTCTTCTACATGTAGTTATGCTTATTCATGTGTTATTTCGTCAGCATATAGTGATAGATTTAAAGCTATATGGAATCATATAGAAAATACGATTGAAATAAATAAAACAATTAACCAAATTAAAGAATACCATACAAATTATAAAAACTGTGATAGTAAAGATATTTATATGGTATCACAATCAGAATGTTTTTTAATTGATAAGGATATTTTTGCTATCGCTGAATTCGAAAAAGAAGATGACACTGACAAAAGTGAAAAAATTAAAACTAAAATTGATAAAATAAGAATACAAATATACTCTTATAAATATTCATTGTTAGAATTAAAAACATATATTGATGATATTACTAAAAAATATTTACATTCAATAAAAACAAAACGTTCTAACAAAAAATTTATATATACTTTAACTAATATTAAATGCGGTCAGGATGATTTAGAGACAAAATATAATTGTTGGTCTGAAACAGAATTTGAATCCACAAGAACATTCGATAACATATTTTTTGATGGAAAGGAAGAAATTATTAATAATATAAATTTTTTTGTAAATAATAAGAAATGGTTTTATGAAAAGGGTATACCTTATACATTGGGTATTGGACTACATGGACCTCCAGGAACTGGTAAAACCTCATTTATAAAAGCATTAGCAAACACTCTTAATAAACATATTATTATTATTCCTTTCAAATTGATTAAAACAAAAGCCCAATTAGATAGTTTCTTTTTTGAAAGTACCTACAATATAGATAATGTTAAAAATAGTATAACATTTGATAAAAAAATTATTGTATTCGAAGATATAGACTGTATAGGAGATATTATATTAGATAGAAGTAAAAGTAAATCCAATACAAAATATTTAAAAGGGAAAAAAGAAAAAGAAAATGATATTGTTAAGATAGGAAATGTACTACAAAATATTGTAGATATGAATCAAACTTCATTTAAAGAAATACCAACAGTATCTAGTTATCCGCGCGACGAACCAATAACATTAGACGATATATTAAATTTATGGGATGGAATTCGCGAAACACCTGGAAGAATACTCGTTATATCTTCGAATCATTATGATAAACTAGATCCTGCTTTAATAAGACCTGGAAGAATAGATATTTCACATGAATTAAGCAATAGTAGTCATGATACAATATCACAAATGTATTCACATTTATATGGTAAGACAATAGATAACAAAATATTAAAAAAAATAAAACCTTATTTTTATTCTCCTGCTGAAATAGTAAACTTGTATATAAATAATAAAAATAATGAGGACGCATTTTTGAGAAGATTAGTTAAAAATAAAAAATTGTTATAATTACGAGAATTACGTTATAAATCCAAATAGTAAATAATGTTTTATACTAGTTGAATGATAAACGAATATGTTAACAAACTAATAGAAAATTTACCAGATGAATTAAAAAATACTGATAATCCTTTAAAGTTAGACTTAATATTAGATGGTGGTCTTTTTAATGGTAGTTATCTTGTAGGCGCTTTATATTTTTTAAAAGAAATGGAAAGGAGAAACTATATTAAAATAGAGAGAGTATCTGGATGTAGTGTTGGTTCAATCGTTGCATTATTGTATTTTATAGATGGATTAGATTTAATGTCAAACTTATATGGTTCTATTATTGATGAATTTAAAAAGAATTATAATTTAGATTTTATAAAAAATCTGAAAAATTATTTAGGTCATAATATACCTGATGACATTTGTTTAAAAGTTAATAATAAATTATATATAACATATAATAATATTAAGAAGGGTTCAAAAATTGTTAAAAATACTTATAAAAATGTAGACGAAATTATTAATACCATTATAAGGTCATCATATATTCCATATTTAATTGACGGTAATATTTTGTATGATAACAAATGTATTGATGGTATAATACCATATATTTTTAATAAAGAACCAAATAAAAAAATATTATATCTAGACCTTTTTGGGTATGATAAAATAGGTAATTTATTAAATGTTAAAAACGAAAAAAATAATTTTCATCGTATTCTCTCTGGTCTACTGGACGTTCATTGTTTTTATATTAAACAATCAAATACTCAAATGTGTAGTTATGTAAATGACTGGTCTATTGCTAATAATACATTTTTATATATGAAAATAGTATTTGAAAAGATTTGTATTTATATTACATATTTTTTAATATTCGTAAAAAACAATATATCAAAAAACATGGAAAATTCTATCTTTTATAAAATATTTTCAAAAATAATAAAAGATATATTTGTAATAATGCTTGAGACATATTGTTTATAAGATAATTACACCAACTGGAAAGTAAAATAATAATTTAATAAATATCTTTTTTATTTTTTCTAGTTTTTCTACCATAAATATCTAATGTCTTAATTTTACTCATCTTTGTCTTAGTATTTGTCTTAGTATTTGTCTTAGTATTTGTCTTATCTTTCGATTTTTTTATTGTTTCTTTTGTTTCTATCATATTATTTTTTTGGAAGGTGTCTGGTTTATAATTTAAGAACCATTCTTCCAATTCTTTTTTGTTATTGGTTTGTTTTAATTCTCTATATTTTTTCGCTTTTTCGGCTCTCATTTCTTCAACAGACTCTTGATGACCATAACATGTAATACTAAAACGTCTAAGCAAACCTTTTTGTTCTAATCGATTTTTTTGTTGAACCTCAAATAAAAATTTAGACATACATAAAATTCTCTCAGAAAATGCGTTATAATATGGTCTATCTGAATATAAAAATGCCAAATATAAACTCAACATTGTATCAATAGTAGCAACCTTCACTTTTTGCCCGTGAATATTTATAACGTTATAACTATGACAAGCAATGGGTTTATAAATAAAAGCTACGGAGTCACCTCCTATTTTTATTTCATAGTGAATAGGTACAATTTCACCAATATTATCTCTCTTTATTATCTTAACATCTTTAACTCCAATATCCTTTAAACGTTCTTTAACAATATCAGCTGTTGTTTCTGGGTCATTTGATAAAACATCAAAATCAGCAATTTTTTGTAATTTTTTTTGTAAATTTTTTGGCATATATTGTGCGTAAAGTATATTCGCAAATCCACCAAAAAATACGACACCTTGATTAATAAATGTATTTTTTACATTTTCATATATTTTATCCTCATCGTTTCTATTTGTCATTTTTCTCTGAAAATCTACTGTGTTACAGTTTATATCTGTTAAAGGGTGATTTTTATTGAGTAGAGTTAATCTTTTTAACACCTTTTCCCACCTACTTACATCTCCTGCTGGTCTTGATAATTCTAAATACATTGACATTCTTAAAAAATTAGGTGGCGCATACAAAATTCCACCAACTCTAATAGCATCTTTTTTCAAAGCGGAATAAATCTCTTTTGGTGTTTGTGTAATATCAGCAACAGGTATATAATTTACAAATACTTTATATGTTCCATGATGTTGTCCTGACTTGGCTTCAACATCTTTAAAACCTTTTTTATAATAAATATCTGCTAATTCTTTGGCGTCTTCTAGTGCATTTGTTGTGAAAAAATCATAATCAGGGATTTCTACATCTTTGTTATAAAATTGATCTTCTTGTGGTAATATATTATTAATAGCTGTTCCTCCATAACAAATTAAGTTTTTTTTCTTTAGAAAGTCTTCTACAATACTAATTATATTTATAACATCATCTGAAGTAACGATACGTTTACCAATTTTTTCTTCAGCCTTGTCTACAGCCATACGCAGAATTAAAAGTTCACAATCACTAAACTTTATTCCATTACATACATTTTTCTGCTTCATTCTTCTTATATAATAATTAGATTAAAACTAAATATTATATGATAAATAATTTACTGTTAGTAAAATTAAAAGTTAAAACTATAATAATCTGTAGCTGCTGTACGTGTAGAATATGAATATTCTTGTTTTTGTGGTATAGGATCTGGAATTGTAACAACTTGGTATCTTAAACGTGCGGGTTTTAAACAGAAAGCATAACTACATCTATCAAAAAACAAGGTATTCTCAATTAAAAAATTATCTACATATTGATATCTCATTGCTATCATTTGACATCCTGTTTCTCTACATAAATATCCACTAGGGTTAACTGGATTGGTTCCTACATCAGGTAATACAATTGTCATTCCTCTTCTATTAAAATTAGTTACTTCATTGATATCAGGATTATTTTTAACATCATAGTAATTATATGCTCTCATAAAAATGGAATTACTTGTTAAATTAACATATTCTAAAAAATCTTGATTTTCAAGATACGAGTTGTTAATTCTATCTACAATTAAAATAATCTTATTTTGAAAAGATAAAATAGGTTGTCCTCCTAAATTTTTTCCATATCCTTCATAACTATAATCTTTTCCAAGCATTTCATTATCGTATGATTTAAATATAGATGCCAAATTTGAATACATAGTTTGATTGTTACTCTTTATTCGTAAATGAATTATTATAGGGTCTGTTGGATTTGGACATGACCCTCCTGCGAAAGCATAACTTTTAATTGTACTCATGACATCTGCGAAATTAACATAATTAAATGTTTCCTTAACATAATAATCATCAGAAGTACTTGTAGCAACAACTGGATTATTATCTATTGAATATATTTCAAAGTCTAATCCTCTTACACCTTGTTTAAGAACAGCTTTTAAGTTACAAATATCAACAAAATCATTTTTATATGAGCCACCAGAACAAGCATTATATGCTGTTTTTATGTAATAATCGTATAAATTACCGCTACAATCAGGATCATTTGCGGATAATGAACGTATATTTCCATCAACCGATGGATATAATGTATTCATATAATCACATTCAGAATTTTCTAATCTTCGAAGGTATATTATATAAACTACTATAATTATCAAAATAATTAAAATGAAACTCATAATAATATATGATACAAAATCATCTTTCATATTTATATCGCTTAAATAATCACTTGACTTGCTTGACATATCTAATATATTATTATAGTATTTTTTATTTATGAAAACTAATTAAGAGAATACTATAAATTAGATAAATAATTGTTTGATTGTTTTATTATATTCTCATGAAATAAAGAATTAAAAAAATAATGATATTATATACTAGATATGGCTGGCGGTTTAATGCAGTTAGTGTCCGAAGGACAACAAAATGTTATATTAAATGGAAATCCCGAGAAGACATTTTGGAAAGCGACCTATTTAAAATATACTAATTTTGGTAAACAAAATTTCAGGCTAGATTTTGAAGGAACACCTACTCTGAATTTAACAACTGATTCAACATTCAACTTTAAAGTAAAAAGATATGCTGATCTTTTAATGGATTGTTATGTATCCGTAACATTGCCTAATATTTGGAGTCCAATTTATCCTCCACAATCTATTGAAAACGCAGATGGTAGTACTAGTTATACTGATTGGGCTCCATATGAATTTAAATGGATAGACAATATTGGAGCTTTAATGATTGAAAAGATTACTATTACTTGTGGAAATCAAAAATTACAAGAATATTCTGGACGTTACTTACTATCCTCAGTTCAGAGAGATTTTAGTGAAGAAAAATTAAAATTATTTTATGAAATGATTGGAAATGTAGCAGAATTAAATGATCCTGCTAACTCTGGAACCCGTGTAAACTCTTATCCAAACGCATTTTTTACTAGTTTACCAGGAACAACTGATCCGAATCCTGCAGGAGCTCAACCATCTATTTCTGGTAGGGTTTTGTATATTCCACTTGGTGCGTGGTTTAACTTAAAAAGTCAAAATGCTTTTCCTCTAGTTTCATTACAATATAATGAACTACAAATAAGTATAACATTTAGACCAATTAATGAATTATTTAGAATTCGTGATGTAATTGATTATGTGAATAATTATCCATATGTTGCGCCAAATTTTAATCAATTTCACATGCAATTTTATAGATTCTTACAAACACCACCTGACGAAGAGTTAAGCCAATTATCATATGTAGATACAAGAACAATTTGGAACGCAGACATAAATTTAAATTGTACTTATTGCTTTCTCTCTAATGATGAGTCTAGGTTGTTTGCTAAAAATGAACAAAAATATTTATTTAAACAAGTTTACGAGAATAAATTTTACAATGTTACGGGTCAAAATAAAATTCAATTGGATTCTCTTGGTATGGTAACTAGTTGGATGTTTTACTTTCAACGTAGTGATGTAAATTTGAGAAATGAATGGTCAAATTATACAAATTGGCCTTATAATTATATGCCTGCTGATGTTTATCCTGCTTCTGTTGATGGTGATTATCCAAATCCAGATGGAAGTGGAACAATTGGTCCAGGAGTAAATCCTAATGGAACTTTATCGGGTCTAATGATTACTGGAGTTTATAATCCTCAAAACATAAAAGATATATTAGTTGCTCTTGGTATTTTATTAGACGGACAATATCGAGAGAATACATTACCAGTAGGTGTATTTAATTTTATTGAGAAATATACAAGAACTGCTGGTAACGCACCATTAGGTCTATACTGTTATAATTTTTGTTTAGATACATCACCTTATGTATTACAACCATCTGGTGCAATGAATATGAGTAGATTTACTAACATAGAATTTGAATTTACTACAATCTCACCACCTTTTGACCCTTACGCACAAGTATTGACTATTTGTGACCCTAATACTGGTGATATAATTGGCATCAATAAACCTACCTGGCGTATTTATGACTATAATTTTGATTTATATGTAATGGAAGAAAGGATTAATATGGTAACATTTATTGGTGGAAACGCAGGACTAATGTACGCTACATAAATATACTACAAATGTAAATGAAAATACCCTCTACGAACCTACAAATAGTGCGTTTTGCACTACACAATGAAGGAAAAAACATATTTAAATGGATAAAAAATTTTCCTTCACATGTAGTGATAATTTTGATTTTTTTTTTCAAAGACTTTTTTAGGATTTTCAATTTTGGACATTTTTTTTGTCCATTTTTAACTTTCTGAAAAAACTCT